CTTCGGTTTGGTAAACGAGCGGCAGTACAACGACATCGCGCTCAAGACCGTGACGGCAACCTACCCCCAGGTCATGCTCGTCCATAACACCAACCCCAACGTGACCATGACTTTCTACCCGGTCCCGTCTACGTCACTGGATGTCCATATCATCTCGGTGCTGGAACTCGCGCAGTCTGCGCTGCTCAGCACTACGCTTGCGTTTCCCCCCGGCTATCTCAGGGCGTTTCGCTATAATCTCGCTTGCGAGTTGGCCGCCGAGTTCGGCGTAGAGCCCCCACCGACTGTGCAGCGCATCTCCATGACTGCCAAGCGCGATATCAAGCGCATAAACAACCCCGGCGACATCTTGGGGATGCCCTCCGCGCTGGTTAGCAGTTCTCCAAGGTATAATATCTTCGCCGGGAATTACTGATGCAGACCCCTATTCTGGGAAGCTCCTATGTGGCCCGCTCGGTGAACGCGGCTGATAGCCGCATGGTCAACCTGTTCCCTGAAGTTGTGCCGGACGGGGGTCTCGAACCGGCCTTCCTGCAACGCTGTCCCGGACTCAAGTTTCAGCAGACAGTAGGCGCTGGCCCGGTGCGGGGGCTGTTTGCCCCGTCGAGCGTTGCGTTGTTCTACGCTGTGATCGGTTCGACAATGTATTCCTTCTCCGCTCTGACAGCCACACCTGTCTCGCTCGGCACGGTAACCGGCACCGGCCCGGTATCCATCGCCGACAATGGCTACCAGCTATTCATCGCGGCGGGCGCCACCGGCTACATCTACAACTACACGACAGCGGTGTTCGCCCAGATCACAGATCCTGACTTCCCCGGCGCAACGGACGTTACCTATCTCGACGGCTATTTCGTATTCAATCAACCCAACTCGCAGAAGATCTGGGTGACGAGCCTGCTGGACGGCACTTCGATCGACCCGCTAGAGTTCGCCAGCGCCGAAGGGGCTCCTGACCTTGTTGTTGGCCTCATTTCAGACCACCGCGAGTTGGTCGTGCTGGGCTCGGGCTCGATGGAGGTCTGGTACGATGCGGGTGCGTTGGACTTCCCGCTGGTGCGCCAACAGGGCACATTCAGTGAAGTCGGCTGCGCCGCCGCCAAGTCCATCTCGCGGATGGACAACCAGATCTACTGGCTGGGCCAGGACGAACGCGGCACCGGCATTGTCTACGCCATGTCCGGCTACGTGCCCGCACGCATCTCGACCCACGCCGTCGAGTGGCAGATCCAACAGTATGCGGACATCAGCGATGCCACGTCTTACACCTACCAGCAGGACGGCCACCAGTTCTACGTCCTGAACTTCCCGTCAGCCGACACAACCTGGGTGTTCGACGTCGCGACCGGCGTCTGGCACGAACGGGCCGAGTTCTCGAACGGCGCGTTCGCCCGTCACCGGGCCAACAACAAGTGCGTCTTCGCTAACGAGGTTGTGGTTGGCGACTTTGAAAACGGCAATATCTACACGCTCGACCTCGACATCTACGCCGACAACGGCGCAACCCAGAAGTGGCTGCGCTCCTGGCGGGCGCTCCCAACCGGCGAGAATGATTTCAATCGCACCGCGCAGCACGCTCTGCAGCTAAACTGCGAGGCCGGCGTCGGCCTGAATGCTGGCCAGGGCTCCGATCCGCAGGCCATGCTGCGCTGGTCTGACGACGGGGGGCATACTTGGTCGAACGAACACTGGCGCTCGATGGGCGTAATCGGCAAGTACGGCTTCCGCACGATCTGGCGCCGGCTGGGCATGACCACGAAACTGCGCGACCGCGTCTACGAGGTGTCCGGCACCGACCCGGTCAAAATAGCCATCATGGGGGCAGAGCTGCACATCAACAAGACGGGGGCCTGATATGGCCGTTGACCCGAACCCATCGCGCATGCCAACGCCGCAAGAGCCTATCATGGATATCCGCAGCGGTGGTATGTCCCGTGCGTGGCGGCGGTTCTTTCTCAGCCTATTCGACTCATCCGAAAGCACCCAGACGAACGCTGACCTGCTAGTCGTGGCTCCGGCGCCGACTGGTGGCACCGTCACCAGCGTTGACGCTTCTGGGGGCTCCACCGGCCTGACATTCACTGGCGGGCCGATCACGACCAGCGGCACACTTACGCTCGGCGGAACGCTCGACGTTGATAGCGGAGGCACTGGGCAGACCAGCTATACCAACGGCCAGCTTCTGATCGGCAACACCACCGGCAACACTCTCACCCCAGCCACGCTGACGGCTGGAACAAACGTCACCATCGCCAACGGCGCCGGCGCTATCACCGTCAACGCAACAGATGCTTTTGTCGGAACCGTAACGAGCGTTTCCGTTGTCTCCGCTAACGGGTTTGCGGGAACCGTGGCGACGGCCACCACCACGCCGGCCATTACTCTGTCCACGTCGATCACTGGCGTCCTCAAGGGCAACGGCACCGCTGTCTCAGCCGCATCTGCCGGCACGGACTATGTCGCGCCTGGCGCTTATACGGCCAGCGGCCTTACAATGGCTACCAGCCGCCTATTAGGGCGCACCACAGCCAGCGCAGGCGCAGCGGAGGAGATCAGCATTGCCGGTGGCTTGACGCTATCAGGCGGGGTTCTGACTGGGTTATCGGGGACGATCACTAGCGTGACTGGGACAGCACCAGTCGTATCTAGCGGCGGATCGACACCGGCCATTAGCATGGCTGCGGCCACAACCTCGGTGAACGGCTACCTGAAGAGCACCGACTGGAATACGTTCAATAGCAAAGGCTCTGGCTCGGTTACTAGCGTTGGCAGTACTGGGACGGTAAACGGCATCACCCTGACTGGCACAGTGACGACAAGCGGCTCCCTGACGTTAGGCGGCACGCTGTCGGGCGTTAACCTCACCAGCCAGGTGACTGGCACCCTACCTGTTGCCAACGGCGGCACTGGCGCCACCACGCTGACCGGCTATGTGAAAGGTGCTGGCACGTCTGTGTTTACAGCGGCTGCGAGTGTTCCGGCGGCAGACGTTTCCGGCTTGGCAACCGTCGCCACATCTGGTTCGTTTGCGGATTTGTCGAACCATCCGGGTGTGCAATCTAACGGGCAGGCTGTCCTCGGAGGCAGCCATGTAATAAGCACTAGCACTATCGGCACTAACATTCTTATCGTCACGTCCGGTATAACTTTAACTTTCCCCGCCACTGGGTTTGCCAGCGGTGAAGGTGTAGCAGTCAGCAATGTCAGCGGCGGCAATGTCACACTAGCCATACCCGGCGGGGCAGACTTCGGCACGACGCTGCCTACCAACGGCACCTTCTTAGCGTTTTGCGACGGGGGTGGTTTTTGGCGGCAATACTGCTATTCAACAACGCGATTGTAATACGGGATATTGATTATGGCAAAGAGACCAGCGAAGAAATCGCCGCCGAAGAAATCGCCGCCGAGGAATTCGCCAAAGCCGCCGAAGAAATCGCCTACGGCAATGCGTCGGGCGTCACCAACGGGCGGGGCGTTGGGACAAGTTGCTAAGCCGAGGAAATCGCCGAGGAAGTATCCTGTGCGTGTGCCGATTGGCACCAGGGCCACGGCAGGGCCGCATGCCCAGAATCGCAAGGCGAAGCCCATCACGCAGGCCGATCTCGATAGCTTCGCCCGTAGGCAGGGCCGGCAGGCGAAGGAAGAAGAGAAACTGATGAAGACCAAGAAGAAGAAGAAATGATGGATGTCTCGCTCACCCTGACAACCAGCACCGGCCCTGACGGGATGAAGGTTGCCGCTGTCTGTGAGGGGGAGTGAAATGACTGTTGCCCTTAGAACGATCATCCCGGCCAAGATCGCCGAGAACAGCCAGACGACGCAATATACGTCCACTGGGCTCAAGACGCTCATCGACAAGTTCACCGCCACCAACTACGGCGGGGTAGCCGCCACACTGAGCATCAACCTGGTAACGGCCGCCGACACCGCGGGTAACCAGAACCTGATCGTCAAGACCAAGTCGCTGCAGCCCAGCGAGACCTACACCTTCCCTGAGATCGTCGGGGCTGAACTGGACGCAGGGGGTTTCATCAGCACGATCGCGGGTACGGCGGCCACAATCAACATCCGCGCAAACGGGCGGTTGGTGAGCTAATGTCGCCTTTCGTCGTCTTTGCGCTCCCCCGATCGCGGACGGCGTGGATATCGCGTTTTCTGACCTACGGGGACTGGAAGTGTGGGCACGAAGAACTCAGGCATATGCGCAGTCTGGATGACATCCAGGCGTGGTTCTCGCAGCCCTGTATCGGGGCGGCGGAGACCGCAGGGGCTTCGTGGTGGCGTCTGCTGGAGCGATTTGCGCCAGACGCACGGGTATTGGTAGTGCGCCGGCCGGTGGACGAGGTTGTGAATAGCCTGATGAACATCCCCGGCGCGGAGTTCGACAGGGAGTTGTTGGCTACGACCATGCGCCAGCTAGACCGCAAGCTCGACCAGGTGGAAGCGCGGGTGCCCAACACCCTGTCGGTGGCGTTCGAGGATCTGGGCGACGAGAAGACCTGCGCCGCCGCGTTCGAGCACTGCCTTGGACTGCCGCATGATACGGCGCACTGGTTGGCGCTAACCGACGAGAACATCCAGATCGACATGCCTGCGCTGATGCGATACGCCGAAGCCTACCGGCCGGCCATGGACAAGATGGTGTCTATAGCGAAGCACCAGATCCTGTCTGCCATGGCGCTGCGCCCCCCAGTGGAGCCTGCGGGCATTACGTTTCAGGAAGAGACGTTCGAGGATTGGGTACGTGATGGGCAGGTGCTGGCTGAAGAACATTGTGTTCTGGTCGGCGAAGCCCCGGAGAACTGGAAGGATAAAAACCTTCCGTTGATGGAAGCTATGTATGACGTTGGGGTCATGCAGATAATGACCGCGCGGTCTAACGGCAGGATGTTCGGGTATCTCGTTACCCTGTTCGCGCCGTCTATGGTTTCAAAAGACACCTATTC